GAAATGAATTTGGAGGGGGAGTCCCCGATAAGTCTTTACGTAAGCACAGAAGGCGGAAAAGGCGATAGGATGAAAGAAGATTGCGGAAGCGGGTTTACGTAAAAATCAGGAGGGTGGGCGTGCGGCAAGATTTTTTCAGAAAAAAGAAGGGCCGGAGAATCTGGCGAACTCCGGCCCTCATGTAGCAGTCAAGGTAATGCAGCGAAAACTAATTTCTCTTCATTCCAATCTCCTTTACTTCACGTGGATCAAACTTCCCTCTGAGGCGGGCAACCTCTTACCCCGCAGGAGGGATAGCCCGGACGCATCGGGCACGCCTCACCATATGACACCTCCCTTTCTTGTAGGTCTTGTCAAATCGTCATAACGATGCCGTTTGCATGTCCTTATTATCGCAGCCAGCCCCGCACGAGCAGAAAAACATGACGCTTTCCATCTCTGCATTTCGGACAATGGCTGAGAAGGTTCACATATTCGCGAGGCGTCGAAATGGACATAGTGAATCCACAATTCACGCATTTCCATCTCCGTATCCGCTCCCCAGGCAAAGCCGTCTCCTGCCGCCTCAAGTCCCGGCAATCTCTGACAGCCTTGCCCGCAGCACGAAATGTATACCGCGGGACTTCCACCATAAGACGCATCCATTATCGCAAATGCAGAAGAATGGAATTGATCACGATCCCAATCCTTCCCAACTACGCACCGCTCTTGATCGCGATTATCATTTCCAGCTTGCTGCCGAGCACCCGCCCGCCCCAGTCATAGAGCGCCACCGCCAGCCGGTGTTTCCAGGTCGGCACCGGGCACGATGGGCCGCTTGTCGGCCTCTTCCGACGGAATCGCAACCACCGCCAGACTGTCCAGGCGTGCGGAATGCCGTACGCCCGCACCGAACAGGTGCCGCCCACGAGCGCGGCAATCCGGCGCAGGTCTCGGGGCCGAAAGAAATTGCAGTGGTACGGCCGATGCTGCGGGCGCAGCAATGTGGGGATGCCCAGCGACTCCAAGCCTGCGTAATTGGGGACTGTGAAACACGCGACCCCACCCGGCCGCAACCGCAAGAGGCACTCTGCCACGAATTCCACCGGATACGGGACGTGCTCCAAGACGCTGGTGCACGTTACCACGTCGTAGGCCACCCGTGGGCAATCGCACCAGGATCGATGTACCCGCCACGGGCGGCCCTGCGCCCACGGCGACGGGTCCATGCCTTCGACAGCCAGCCCGAGCCGGTACGCCTCTCCCAGAAGCATCCCATTCCCGCAGCCCACGTCCAGCAAGCGCCCTCCAGATGGGCACAGACGACGGACCAATACACGAAAATATGCCCGGTCGAACGCGGATTGCATTTGCTGATACAACGACTCCTGTTCCGCCCCGCACTCGTTCGCCCGGGCGATCTCATCATCGGCAACCGCCAGATAACTGAAGCCGCACTGCCGACACCGCAAGACGGTCAGATTGGGCGGGTTTATCCCGCTGTACTGCGAAGCGCCGTTGCACAGACGACAGGCTTTCATCGGGGGTCCTCCTTCCCGGCCACGTCAACCTACGGCTGAAAATCCTTACCATCAAGCCAGGCCAATTTGGCGATTCCGTTGAACGCCATTTCCGCCGTCCGAGTGTCGCCCTGCTGCAACGCCCTCATTCCCGTCCGGATCGTCGCGGCGAGCGTGCCGTCTTCGATCCAGTTGGCGTTATAAGTGTAAACGAAATCCGCCCCAATGTCATCCCACTGATTCGGCGAGCGGGCGGCCTTGTCCATGACCTTTGGCCTCCAATGATTATCCCACATGAACTTGCGGGATTTCATCGCGTGCTCTTGCGGACTGTACTTGCCGCGGAACACCTTGGCCCCCTTGGTCAGAGCCCACTTGCTCAAAAACGGAAACAGCAATTTGACCAGCCAATTCATCGCATGTACCCTTTCCAAAAAGAGCCGTGGACCAACGGAGCATGCCACGCTGGCCCACAAGCTCCTATGCAGGAGGACTCCATGTATCTCAAAACCGGAACGGACGGCTGATCCCGATGAACCACTTGAAGCCGGACTTGTCAAGAATCCCGTCCGGACCCTCAATCCGACCGCCGTCAAGGATCTTGTAACCCCATTCCGCATTCAGCACGAACAGCCGGGCACCGATCATGGGAATAGTATCGGCACGCGTCGATCCTGCCAAGTCGGAAACACCCACTTCATGGGCCAGATATACCCTCGCCCCTACCGCATCCAAGGACTCCCACCACTGCTCCGGCACGCGAAACGCTTTACCCAGCACGTCCCTCGCCTTCTCAGACACGTCGATCTGTCCACGAATGCCACCACCCCACAGATGCTTCGGGTCCTGGTCATTCCATGTACCGTACGGCCCGATCAACCCGCCGTCGGGATTGCCGAAACCGCACCAGACCTTGAGGAATTGGTTATTGCCATAAATCGACGGCACCACCTCGAAGGCCCCCACCACGGACGGCAAACACAACGCCAACACAACCACCAACCACTTCGTCCACTTCATCTTGTTTCTCCTTTTCTCTATCCTATTTTGGCGAATCACGTTTCGCCGTTTCTTTGCGTAGAAATGGGCCGGACCTGCTCACGGCCCATCTCCGGAGGAGGGTGATGAAAAGCTACGATTCCATTTCCGCCATGATCTTGCGGGCGTTCGGGAGCCAGTGTCGGTTCAATCCCTGCGGATCATTCTCCGCCCCAAGAGGACACCACCGAGCGGCGAACGTTTCCAGGTTTCCGTCGAACCTCTTTTGGATCGTCCCCGCCGCGTACATGGCCTGCAAACGCAAAGACTTCTCACGATTCCCCTTGTACCGCTGAGCCGCCTCCAGCAGCACGCCCATCTCCCGTCCCGGTCCGCCATTCTCCACGATATAGATCGTGTACAGCAGCCGATGGGACTTCAAGTCCAAATTGTACGCCCTCGCTACATCATCCAGGATACGCCGATCCTCCAAAGGGATGCGAGATTGCCCATAAGCTGACGCGGGACCTATATCAAACAATCCCTCTTCCTCCATCCATTGCTCTTCAGCGCGATCGATCCCGCGGCTGAGCCACTGGCAATTCTCACACCGGACCACCTGCTCCTTCATCGCGTTCCACTTGACGAGGGTATACCCGCTCAACACTCCAAAGCTGAAAAAGAAAAACCCGCACGCGATCAACTGCCTGCTCATCGTCTACCCTTTCCAAATACGATTCCTCAAGTTCCGTTTAGCACTACATCCGTATTATCGCTGGTCAGCAGGGCTCCGCGGCATAAATCCGCCGGAGAGAGCGTTTGGCCGCATACAATCTGCTCCGCACCGTCCCTAACGGGATATGCAACGCCTGAGAAATCTGCTCGTATTTCAAACCACCAAAGTAATACAGCGTCAGAATCTCCCGATGCGGATAGCACAACCGGTCCAGATAACTCCGCAGCCGCGGGCCTTCCTCTTTCCCGATCATCCCATCCAACGAAGACCATACCCCGTCATCCTCTTCCCAAACGGCCAACTGTTCCAAGAGCGGGAAGTCCTCATACACGTCGGACAAAACCGTGCAGGGGTTTTTCTGCCGTTTCCGCAAGGCGTCCTTCGCCTTATTCCCGGCGATCCGCATCATCCACGGATACAAGGGACGGGACGGATCGAAAGTGTGCCGGCTGATATGCATCTGAATGAACGTCTCTTGCAGCACGTCATCCGCATCCGTGGAGTTGCGGACGATGCCATAGATGAACGACCGTAGGACGCCGCTATACGCCCGCACGATCTCACCGAGAGCCTCATTGCTCCCTTGAGCGTAGCTGTCCAACGTAGCTTGATCCATTATCGCTTCCCCTTCAATTCGATATGGGGCTTCCATGCGCATCTGCAATTCGGGTGCAAAGGAATCATCCCATGAGCCTCTTTAATCGTGTAGACATTACCCTCCAAATCTGAGCACTCCGGACACACCAGCACGTCCCCGGCAGTGCTCCACTCCACTTCCGCGTCCACCTGCTCGATGCCGAGCAGCTTGTACCCGTCCAACTGTCCTTCGGCATGGGCATGGATGATCTCCGTTCTCGCAATCACCAGAGCCCGCGTCCGCGTCAATCTGCCGATAGAATCGGACATCATCTTGGCAATCTTCTTCGGGCCGTACCCGTTCACCATCCCATCCGCCAAAATGCGGGACATCTGCGTGGACATCTGCTCCGTGACACCCTTCAGGCCCTCGAAAGCCCGCGTGGCGAGAAGCTGCACCTTGCTCATCATTTCCGGCTGGCGGAACGACGAAATGAGAAATTGCTCCTTGGTGCCCCGATACCATTCCGGCGTACGGGACAAGTCCTGCTTGTGCACGTCGGTATAAGCCCGCATCATGCCTTTACGCCATGCCGATTCCACGTACTCCGCCGTCCAGGGCTGACCCTGAATGCCGCCGGACACTTGGAGCAAGCCCGCGTCGATCTGCTGCTGGAGCCATCGTTGGAATTGCTTAAGCTTGTCCGGGTCAGTGAGGAATGCGTATTGTCGTTTGTTCTCGATGATTGGCTCGTTCTGCTCTGGCTGATACCCACTGAGTTGAAAAGGTTTCCGTTCACCCAGCCCGAACGCATCCTCTTCCACCAGGAACTTCTGCACGGCCTTGTCCAACGCCCGAAACCGCCGCGTCATTTCCCGCATGAACCGCTGCCGCTCCGTCTTGGTGCGGCTGGGATCGAGCTTGGTCCATCGCTTACGCTGTTTTGCCATTGTTCAACTCCAGCCACTTCTCGATCACGGAGACCCACTCCTCTCCCTGAACCACAGGCGTCCGAGAGCAAGACATACATCCAAGAGCCACATTCATTTGCCTCTTTCTCCATTATAAAAATCCCAAACCATACCAAACCTGACCTCACCCAACCAAACCATACCTCACCCGACCTGACCTTACCCGACCTCATTCATTTGTCAAAAGGGAGGAGGGATGTCTCCCTGCCTCCCTATGGGAGAAAGAAAAGTCACTCCAAGCCAAGACGTTCCCGGCGAGCCATCTTGGCGTTGATTTCCTGCATTTCCTGCACCAACATCGTCTGCTTCATCACGGTATTGTCATGCGTGTGCTTCTCTTCCGAAGAAAACCCAGACGTATCCACCGCCTTGTTCAGCGTGGACGACTTCCGGATCGCCCGACAAAGGGATTGGTGTCGATTCCGATGGTACGTGGACGCCTCTCTGTCCGTGCAAATATGAATATCCCCCTTATTCATCACGACGGTATACAACTTATCCTGGGCGAACAGCCTTTGCTGGATCACCCCTTGCAGTTGCATGACGAGCAGATCGAATCTCTTCCATTGCTCCCCGGTCTTCCCCCTCTTCACGCCGAACAACACCTCCATCTGCTTTTGTGTCAGCGTGTCTCCCTTCAAGAGGGTCTCCACAATAGCCGTCACGTCGATGCCCTTCATCGTCACCTGTTCTTTTTCCACTACTGCCGTCGCCATCTTCTTTCTCCTGTCATTTTGCCGTTATTGAAATCAAAAAATCCCAAACCTTACCTTACCCCACCTCACCTCACCCTACCTCACCCCACCATACCTCACCACATTCATTCGTTTCTTTCTCCATTATAAAAAACCCAAACCCAACCACACCCAACCACACCCTACCCGATCAAACCACACCTTACCGGACCTAACCCAACCGCACTTCATTCGTTTCTTTCTCCATTATAAAATCCCAAACCGTACCATACCTTACCGTACCTGACCAGACCGCACCTTACCAGACCGCACCTCATTCATTCGTTTCTTTCTCCATTATAAAAATCCCAAACCTCACCTGACCTTACCCAACCTCACCATACCTTACCCCACCCTACCTCACTTGATTTCCTTGACCGAGAAACGGCCATACTGCGGAACGTAGTCGCCCACTCCGCAAAGCCTGCCGCCGTCCACCATCGCTTGCAGCATTTGTTCCCGGCTGATATACTTGTCGTCGAACGAGAAGGAGGCCACGCAGGACCACTCCTTGAAGATGGGCCGCGTACGGAGCACCTTGCTTGTCTTCACGGCAACAGGGCGCTGGTCTATAAACTCCTCCCGCTTGAACAGCTTGGACGCCTTGATATTCACGCCGAAATTCAACAAGGCGTCCTCCTCGCAAAAGACACTGGACTTGAAGGAAGTCCCAAGCTTGCTCTTCTTGGCCCCAGCCACCAGAACGCCAATAAGCACACGAGCGGGAATCACAACATTGTCGTCCGCGTCCCGATACAGGCTCCCGTTAAACTCACACTCGGCCATATCCATCAAATCTTCTTCCATCTTCTTCCTCTTGGCACTCAGAGCCTTCATCTCCTTCGCCCACTTGTTGAAAGGATTCGCCAAGTCTCCATTGTGCATCAACATCGGAGCCACGCTCGACATCTTGAACTTCACTACCTGCATCATTTTCTTTCTCCTTACCACAATCCGTCAACCCTACTAAGGCAAGTACATTACTTACCCTTCACAACCCTATTATCTTCCACCATCCGTGAATCATTCCTTTTGACCTGATCCTCCAAAAGCCCCACGGTCATCCCCAAACATCGCTCCAAATACTTGCACGGCTTCCACTTCACGCCTTCCACCACCGGCCCACCGTGACACTGGCCCATACCCAACTTTGCAGGAGAGTTGTCCAAAAATCGTCCTTTGAAGCATCTCATGCTCATTCCTCAATCGCAGTAAATGTCCTGGATCATTCGGAACGTATCCTGGGCCTCTGTTATCTGTTCGGCGAAATCCGTCTGCTTCGGTGGGACATTGGAAATGAACTTGCGGATTGGCTTCTTTCTGAATCCTCCACATGCCCTATCTCCCGGCTTGATAGGCTGACCAGTCACAGAGCACGTCCACTGAGGAATATCCAGTCTACCACAATCGTCGCACATTTTCATTCTTCCGTCTCCACAAAGTTTTCGCAGGCGGGCTGGTCCGGATCAACCACTATCCACTCCGGACGACAGGTGCAAATCAACTCTCTACCGTCCGGCGACCAATCCGCCCAATCGCACGGCCTACACGTTTTGCCCTTCGGATCGTCCGTCATTTGGATTCTCCATGCCTTCCCCCATATTATCTTCCGGCGGGCTGTTGAGCCGCTCCCACTCTTCCACTTCGTCGGAAATCGCCTCAATTTCATCCTGACTCTTCTTCATCACCTGGCCCAGGAATTCCCGCTCGCCGACCAGTTGATTGACTCCACCCTGCACGTATTTGGCGAGGGCGGTAGTCACCTTGTCAGCCGTCTCGGCGATCTGGCTGTCCGTGGGGGCGTTGCGGTCCGGCCAGTCCACCATCAACTCTTCTTCCGTCCAAGGCAGCACGCCATACATCTGCAACCGCCGCAGGAACGGCTGAATCATGCAGGGCGTGAGGTAATTGTTCTGCCGTCCAATCACGCGGTCGATCCATCCTTTCCACTGGTCCGGAGCCGCCAGCTTGCCCTCTTCCCGCCCTACGAAGATCGGCATAGGCACGTTGATGCGGATGCAGATGAGCTTGAGCAGATTATCCAAATACGGCGTCGGGTCCACCAGATGTGGAGCCACGTCGTGCGGAATCAAGCCTTCCGAGAACATGAACCGCTGCATGGAGTTCCACATCTTCTCGAAATCGTCCTTCATTTCGTCTTTGGTGTCCGTGTCGATGACGGCGTTCGGGTCCATCAAGGACGGGTCCAGCCCCCATACGATACCGCTCAGGCACGCCCGCCAATACCCTTCGGACGATCCGCCCTTGACCTTCATGGCGTCGATGATGTCATTGTAGACCGGCTTCATCCGCGGCTCGCCGAACACGCGGCTGGACAGTCGATTGTCCACCTGGTGCAAGACACGAGTGAAGTGGACTTCCTCCGTGCGGATCGTGCCGCTGGCGGGGTCTTCCATCTGGACCCGGTATAGCACCGGCTGCCCGTACCGCTTGTGGTTCCGATCCTGATCCCATTGCACAATTTCCACGTCCGCCTCCTGATAGACGCGGGTGTAGAGCAATTCCAGCTTCAACGGGGACGTGACTTCCCCCGTCGTGAGGTCGAATCCCTCCACCGGCTTTTTGAACGTCTCGTTGTCCTGGAGGTCGGATAGCCCGAACACCAGCAAGCCATATCTCCCAATGCCAGACAAAATGTCCAGGATGAAAAGCTCGCTGAGCAAGGCCAGATTCTTGTTGAGGACCTTCCACTCCTTCTCCGCCGCCGTTTCCGTATCCTGATCTTCCACATCATAGATTTCCGGCGGTAAGATCCAGCATTCGTTCGGCCATACCGTCACCACCCGCCCCGCGACGGAATTCCGCTCGAACAGACTCTTGTAATCCGCCGGATCGATCCTCGTGGGCCAGCGACACTCATAATTCATGTCCACGTCCCGCACCTGGAACCGCCGCAGGAAAGCGTCGCGGGCCATCGTACTGCTTGAATTCGCCGCCAGCAACGCCCGCATGGACATCCCTTGATTCCAAGGGACTACCTGCCGCTGGGGCTCCGTTTCCGTCTGAGGTGCTTTCGCGATACGTTTCTTCGCCATCGTCTATCTCCTGTCCTTTCTCTTGCCGAATCCAACCCGGAATATAGGTTTGGTCAACTGATTGAATCCCCCGGCTGACGCATCCCACTGATCCTTGAACTTGCTGACGGGGGCGTATTTCAATTCATCCACGTAGTCCCGCTGCCATGTACCTTCCAAAAGGCCCTGCTCATCTTTACTTGTCACTGTGTCCGTATTCGTCTCAATGCAATTCTCCGGAGCCAGGTACACGTTCCCGCCATTCACCTGGGCAGCGAACGGATCGGCCCGCTCTTCCTTCGATCCGGTAGGACGGTTCGCCAGTACACGAAAGCCCGCCAAGTTCCGAATCGTCCCTTGTGCCGAATCTTTGCCGCCGCTGCCCGGCTCCTGCTCCACCACCTGAATGACGTGCTTGCCGTCCTGCCGGGCTCGTTTGGCTATTCGTGCCTCCCGTCCGTATGACTCCTTGCGGAAGCGGTCCACGTGCAAAATCCAATAGTGCTGGTCCAAGTCCTTGCCGATCCGCACACCCACCGTCCAGCATCCCTCATCATGCCCGGCGGCCTTGTCCCAATACCGCACTTGCTTCACCCATTTCTTCGGGTCATTAGGATCGGGCGGACGGATTCCCCGCACCAGCTTATCCACCATGAACATACCGCCGCTGACCGGGATGGGAAGCTGGTCGTATTGCCCAGCGTAGAAATAGTCGCCGCTGGCTTTGAATTCATTCAGGGCACTCCAAGGCAAGCGAGCCGGGAACAGCAATCCTCCCTGCTGCTTGTACCGCTTGCGGAGATTTGCAGGCTTGATATGCTCCCGATCTTCCGCCGACAGGCAGATATACTTGACACGAATCTTTCCCTGATCCGCCATTTCCAACAGCATACCCGTCGTATCATCCTGGGCCAGCCGTTGCATGATGAGAAACGTAGGGCTGATATTGGAATTCCGCTTGCGGTTCGGCAGGGATTCCAAAACGCACTGCCTCACCGCCAAACTCTCCGCCGCGGACCGTGCCGCCTTGGGATTCAGCGGATCATCCACCACCACGATATCCCCATGCTTTCCCGTTACGTTGCCCCTGGTGCCGGAGCTATAACGCACGCCTCCTGCCGTGGTGCCGTAGATGCCCTTGGCCGCCATATCCTTGCGGAGCCGGACCTTGGGAAAGCACCGCTGGTACTTATCCGACGTGACGAGGTCCCGAGCTTTGAGAGCGTGACCGATCATCAACTCCTTTTCGTAGGACAAGCCGATGAAGTTCTGCGAAGGATTGTTCGCCCACACGTACCCATTGAGCACGATGGAGAAGATGGTGGACTTGAGCGTGACGGGCGGCTGATTGACAATGACGTAATCGAATTGCTTGGGCTCCCTGCGGAGAACGCGGTCCACTTCTTCCTGTACCTGTTGGCACAGATACGGGACATGCCAATTGTCCACGTATTCCTGCCCGGCCGAAATCGTATCCCAGAACTCCAATACGAACTGGTACAAGGACTTTCTGCAAATGCTGGCTACGATATCGTTCTCGTCAAACGCGATGCTCATGCCGCCTGCTGCCCTCCATCCTCCACCACCGTCGATTCCACCAGCTTCC